TGAGGTGCTTGTCCAAACGCTTCAAATGTTTCTTTTGAACTTTCTTTAAGTGCATTTTGTGTTTGGACTAATAAAAGATACTTTTCGTTTAGTTCTGTAATTTTTTGCTCGTTTGCTGAAAACTGGTTAATAATACCCTCATAAATGGGGGGTATTTCTTTAGATAGGTCTAAATTTTTTTGAATCACTTCATTATTTTTTGTAAAAGTATCTCTTACATTTTTACCAAAATCTGGTCTTATTCCCTCCATATTAAGTGTTTTATTAAGGTCTCTATTTTTTAGTTCAAGTTGTTGAATTGCATATAGTGTTCTATTGATATCTCTTTCTAATTCTTTTCGTGTTAATTTTTTGAGTGCTTCTTCTGCTTTTATTAAGGGGTCTGGAAGTAGCATTGATGCGGTTGTCATAGCACCTATAGCACCTGCAATAAGCGTTAATCCTTTTGCTCCTGATAACGCTGTTATTCCTGTCAATGTAATAAATACTTTCCGAAACGCTGAAGCAAGTTTTATAACCACCCCGACTAGTTTAAAAGCAATGAAACCTGCTACTAGTGCTTTAAGTGTCTTGAAATTGTCTGCTACAAATTCTACCGCTTTTCCAAATCCTATAACTGCATTTGATAACCCTATTCCTATTGATGTTGCTACTTTATCAATTTGCTCTTGATTGTTTTGAAAAAATTCATCTAATGCACCAAACTCTTTTTTAAGTCCTACTAAAAATCCTTCTGCTACATTCTTTTGAAAGTTAAATAACTTATCACCAAGCATTGATAGTGTACCTGTTAAGGTTTGTGCTAGGTCATCCGTTGCACCTGCAAACCTTCCCCCTTGTCCAAACACTCTTTCAAAGGCTTCGGCTGTTTCTTCTGCGGTTACTGTAGCACCTGCCTTGAACCCTAATAAATCTCTAACCCCTCTTTCTCTAAATATATCCGCACTTGCGATACCTGCCGATAGTGAACGCTGTATCTGCTCCGCAGTAGTTTGAAAGTCTAATCCTGTTACACTTGCAACATTGCCTGTTATTTCTAAGACCCTAGATAGTTCTTCTGCATCTTTAGCAACAACAGCTAGATTTCCTGCTCCTGCTTGTATTTGCTCTAGGCTGAAAGGAACTTTAGATGCAAACTTTGACATAACATCAAAAGCTTTTGCACCTTCTTCAACACTACCGAATAAAAATTTAAGTCTGATTTGTAAGGATTCAACTTGCCTACCAACGTCCACGAATGACTTGATAGCCACACCTCCACCTATACCCACAAGGGCATTTCTTAAATTGAATACAGAGTTTTTGAGTCTATCTACGCTTCCTGTGGCTGACCGCATAGCTTGTCGGGTTTTATCCTTCGCTATGATGTCTATATTTACTTGTTTTGTTGCCACTATTTACTTGCCTTTGCTAGTCGGTGTTGTCGTTCTCTCTCTTCATGTTGGATTTGAAAGTAGGCAATCCACATATTAAACTCCTCAACAGACATTTGCAAGATTTCGGAAACTGTTTTGTGAAGCTTTTCGGCTAAACCAAAGATGTTATGAAGTTCTGCATCATTCTTTAGTTTTTTTTATAATCCTCAATATCTTCATTACCAGTACCCATAATCTTTGTGGCAACGTCTGCAATTACATTTGTGTCAGCTTTTGTTTTAAAGGCAAGAATGTGCTGTGCATTGAACATCTTTTCGCCATCTTTCGTTAAGGCTTTTTCAATGATAACGTCAATGAGTACAAGCAAATCAGTATTCGTAGCACCCTTAAATATCTTTTGTTTCTCAAGCATATTAAAAGGTTTGGTATGAATAGCTTTATCGCCTGTCAAACCCCACTCTGGAACTTCTATAATCTGTGTGTCTAGCTGACTAAAATGGTCTCGTATGCCATCAAAGTAATCAATCTTTTGATCTGACATTTTAGACTGTTCCGATGGTCAACCCACCATTACCTTGACCTGATACAGTTCTAGTTGTCACACCATCTAAGGTAACACCAACAGACATTCCAGTTACAATTCCACTACCAGAAAACTTTCTATCTCCAGAAGCATTACCCTCTGGCAAGAACGCAAACGTGAGTTCTGAACCTTGCACCAAAGTTGTTTGACCAGTATCGGTTTCATCAAAGTTCATATCAATAGTAAAAGTATAAGTACCTCTACCAACTAAATAAGATTTCATAGAACTACCTAACGCTGTATCCTCAACAACATCGTGCGTAGTATCTACTGTGAACCCTGTAGCATTACCTAACGTAGTACCACCAATAGTTACAACTCCTTCTTTCCCGTGATGTGTAGCCATTTATTTACTCCTTTTCTTCTTTAGGTTTTTCGGCTTTTTTAGAAACCGCCTTTTCTTCATGTATCTTATAACCATTTTTTTCAAAATGCTCTACATGATCTTCAACACATTTTATAATACTTTCGCCTTTTTTCATAGTCACATTTTTAGCCATTATGCACTCCCTCTTGTAAATTCATATAAAACCCTTGCTGTAATTCGTACACCGCCATAAGGATATATTGTACCCTCGTCCGTAGATGCTTCAATAATCTGAGTATCAATAGCATTACCATTTCTAGTTATATCATTATCTAACGTTTCTTCAACAACTTCTATTATCTGGTTGCGTACTGTGTCTATATTGGTATTAGTACCCTTGCCAAAAGCCACAATGAGAAAGTCTATCGTTCCCCTATAAGACCCTGCACCTGTATCACCTATGCTTGATACTTCCCTTGTCTCGTCACCAGACTGAATAAACATAGCAGGGAATTGAGCATCACTTAGTTCTTCTACCTCAAAGGGTTCTCTTGTAATCTTTTTGAACTCAATAGGACTTGTGACCGCATCTAGCTTAGTAATTATGTCACTCGCTATGTTTTCTCTTTTGCTCATAATCGCATTTCTTTGAAATAAAAACTCGCAAACTCTGCTTTTAGCTTATCTTCTTCTTTATTGCCTATTGCAAAGAATGGTCTTGTAATACGTCTTTTACCTACCCCAAATGTGTCGTGATAACTGGCTATTTTTGCTCTTTCCATGTTTGAGAAGAATAACGTGCTTTTCATACCGCTTGTTTTAAAGTCTAAGCTACGAAACATCTTACCAGTGTCCGTAAGGTCTACGAAACCTGTCTGTCTACCCCTTTTCTTTCGGCTTCTTACTGTGCCTTTAGCGTATGCTCTCATTTGCCCACCATCGGGAAGCTTGCCCGACTGTGTACGCTTGGTAATCATTAGAACCGCCATATTAGAAACCCTATTTAGTGATTTCTGTATGACCGCCTTTTGTTTTCTACCTATGTTTTTCAAAAGGTTTGTAACAGCAATCGAATTAACGTCAACTTTTACATCAACTGCCATTAGCGTACTAATCTCAAATAATGAATGGGTTCTTTCTCTGAGTCGGATACTGTACCACCACCATCTTCATCATATTCAACCCCATCCCTAAGAATAGCTTGAAATTCTTCTTCATATCTATCCCTGTAGAAATCTATCTGAACTTGAAAGGTATCTTTTCCTTCCCCTGTGTCGGGGTCACGCCATTTCGTTAATTGTGGGTATATGTATTTCCACAAGGTCAGATAAACAACCGATTGTATCCATTGTGAGTTGGTAAGTTTGCTATTGGTCATTTCTACCGATGTTACCTTTGTTATGTCCTTATAGCGTACTGTGTGCCTGTATCTTTCCCACCATTCTTCTCTTATGCGTCTTAAAACATCGTTTTCCGCAAACTGCATTTGATTTTCAAAATCCGTAATCCCAAACCCTAGTATGTCTGGCTGTATCTTTTGTAAATCACTATGAGCAACACTAAATAAAGTGGTAGCCATTATTCAGCTTTCTTTGTTGTTTTCTTTGGCTTTGGTGCTTCTTCTACTTTTGGTTCTACTTTCGGTTTACCTTCGTCAAGCTTCCACCCTCGTATACCCCAAATCTTAGTATTGTTTTCGTAATCGACTTTAGGTCTTTTTATTACCCTATCGCCTTTTACAAGCTTTACCATTTCCATGATTCTAATCCCTTAAAAAAAGGGGGTAGTTTCCCACCCCCATAGTTTTTATGTAGCTAGTGTGTCAGCAGTTAACTTAACCCCATAACTATCATGGATTTCACTAACTCCATAAACGGCAGTAGCAACAATTTCATCTGCTCTTAATGAAGCATCTCTTTGAGTCTCAAGCTTTAGGTCTTGCATCATAGCAAGGGCAAGAGCGTCTTGAGAGAATACACCACCGATAGAGTCATCAGAACCATCTACAGAAATATTGGAAGATTCAAAGATTTGAACCCCTGCAATAGTTCCTACAAAACCGCTTCTCATGGCTTCGTTTGACAGTTCGGTATCTCTACCCACAAATGTGTTTGTTAAAGACTTTTTAACATTGAATATCTGCTTTGGGTGAAAGACTCCGTAATATGGTGCAGGTGCGTTTGCTGTTCTTAGTTCCGCACTTGCTTCAAAGATATCTTGCACTGTGAGTTCTTGACCTGCTCCACCTGCTTTTTCTGTAGAAAAGCCTGTGAATAATGCTGATAGGTCTGCATCCACTTTTCTTGCAATCGCTTCACCAAATAATCTTCCGATATCCCCTGCAACGTTTCGTGATGCTGAGT